ACAGACCCAGAAGCCTTGCGGCTGTAGGCCTATACCGTCTTTTCCATATTGACCAGCTACTGTCCTCTGGCCAGTAATATTGGCCAAGGTGTTAAACTGTATATAGGAGGCTTATATGACAAAGCTAGTTAAGAGTGCCAGAACCTCTCAGTTTGCCGCAGCATTGCTTGAATTGAAGGGTAGGCCGCTATCATTTACTCAATACAAACCATTCGAGGCTATATATGACCTAGATCCAGATACGGCTGTATTAAAGGCTGGTCGTCAGATTGGTAAGTCGGTATCATTAGCAGGGCGTATTATCACAAAATCGATAGCCCGCAGATATTTCAATAGCCTGTATATAGCACCTTTCCAGATACAGGCCAAGCGCTTCTCTAACGCATATTTAGATGCTTTCGTAGAATCACCTATTATAAGAAAGCATTTTAAAACCAAGCAAGATGTCAATAACGTATACGAGAAAAGCTTCTCTACCGGCTCCAGAGTATACTTGTCCTATGCAGAGAACGAGGCAGATGCAGACCGCATCCGCGGTATCATGGCGGATCAGTTAGTTGCGGATGAGGTACAGGATATCTCTATGGATGCTTTCGTACCTATCGTGGAGATCCTATCGGCGTCAGATCATAGATTCAAGGTATTTGCAGGCACGTCCAAGAGCACGGCTAATACGTTGGAAAGATTGTGGTTATCCACTAATCAGATGGAATGGGCTATGAAATGCCCACACTGTAATAAATGGGTCATACCTAATAACTACGCTAGATGCCTACATATATGCAGCAATCCCTTAGGTCCCACCTGTTACCATTGTAATAAGACTTTGGACGTAAATAGAGGTCAGTGGGTAGCTGCTAAGCCTGACAATAAAATGAAGATAGGATTCCATTTACCTCAATTTATCATGGCGTCGAACACCAGCCCTAAAAAGTGGGGCGGTATTGTAGATAAGGTTATGCAGGCCCAGCATGGCGGTATGTATTCTCCTGCTACGCTATCTAATGAGGTTTTTGGTTTAGCGACGGACCTATCTGGTAAATCACTATCAGCTAAAGAGGCCCAGAATTGCTGTAACGAGAATAGGAAGGAATGGATTAAAGACAGACAACAGGCGTCTAAGGAGTTAGGTGTCTACAAAATAGCTGTCGGCGTAGATTGGTCTGTAACAGGTTCATCTAAGTCATATACTGTAATATCTGTTCTAGGCATCACGCCAGACAATAGACTATACCTGTTATACTCAGAGATAATACAAGGCACCCATATTCTCAGCCAAGTAGACAGAGTAGAGAAGATATTCAAGCAGTACGAAGCTGACGTATATTCCGGTGACAGAGGCGTAGGCGTTCTACAAGGCCAACTGTTGCAGAGAAGCTTGGGATATAAAAATGCCATCATGGTCAATTACGTAGCTGCCAAGAGAAGATTGCGCTGGGACCTTGCAGGGGGTTTCATGGCAGCCGATAGGACGATGTCTATGGATATCATTATGCAGCGTATGCGGAGGGGATCCGCTAAGTTTGAAACTCCATGCTGGGATTTGACCCACAATATGTGGGAGCATGCTTTGTCCATATTCGAAGAAGAGATGCAGACAGGAAGAAGAGTTTATAGACATGAGGAAGATGAGCCCGATGATTGGTTCCATTCCATATGTTTCGCATATGTAGGATTAGAGTATTTAACCAACAACTACTCTATGGTAGAATGATTTTTACATTACTGGAGAACCTAAATGAGCAATGTAGAAGATTTAGAATTATACACTGATGAAGAAGCATTCATCGTTAAGCAATTGTTAGATGCTGAGAAGTCTATTCTCGGGGAAGACCCGCCTGTTACGGAGAGTAAAAAACCTGAGAATAAGGATTACTTATTGGCTATCTATGATGACTTATTGACAAAAGGGGAGTACATCGAGACCTTCCAGGTTGCTAAAGGTATCAATGTGGTGTGGAAGTCTAGAACGTTAGGGGAAGCCAACACTATCGCACGTATCATTGATTCAGCATCTTTCTCAACCGTCATAGCGGTGCAGAACCACACGAACACATTAAATATGGCATGCTCTTTAGTAGCATTGAGAGGCAAGTCTTTTAAAGACGCTAAGTTAGGCGACAAGAGATCTTTCTTAGAGACGTTACCAGAAGTGCTTATCATGAAGCTATCTGAGTCACTCTCAAAATTCGATCGCAAGGTCGCAGAAGCTGTGGAGTACGGCAAGGAAAATTTTTAAAACGTCTCTGGGCATTGGATAGGCTCACTTTAGTCTCTAGAGGGATCCCGGTACCTGAACTGGGGTCCATCCAGGACATAGCCCTTAGACACGTCATGCAACGTGAGCGACTCATAAGATTTCACACTCAGCGAGTAATAAGTACATCATCATTAGTCGGTGCAGGAAGATTAGACCCATCAAAGCTAGTAGACGCCATGAAGGAGTACTTGGAGGTGGAGATAGCAGGCAACGATATCGGCGAAAATAGGGATATGCGAATGTTGGAAGAGTATAATGAGATAAAGAGTCTTAATATCACTGCCAACGTGAATACAGATGGTGTATTAGAGGTTAAGGGTCTTAAATAATGGCATATAATGATTTAAGGTATCTAGGCGCTGCTAGTGGATATACGGCAGCTCAAAGCGCATACTCCCCTATGGGTATAGGAGAGGGGGCGTATGATACTCCAGGATATGGAGAAGGATATAGACCATTATATGGGGAGTCTACCTATGACCCCTATAACCCATGGTACCAAGGTAGGGGTGCTGGGCACTACATATGGAATGCATCCAACGCCTTTGCCCCTGGTCTAGGGATGGGATCTGACCTGCCCTATTACCAAAATGCCTCTATGCATACCCAATACGCTGGTGGGGCGATCATTAATCCCCTACCAGACGCTGCGATGAATTTTGCACAGCAATATGCTCTTCCGTTTGGAGCATACTATGCTGGATATAAGATACATCAGGCTGCTAAATTCAAAGCCCGCGGCGCTATAGGCGGAGTTATGACGGGTGTCACCGGGCATCAAGCACCTAGAGTGCATTTAGGTACTGCTATTGGCGAACGGCTTGGTATGGGTGCCGGTAGAGCCATAGGCGCCCCAATAGGCTATGCCAGCCAAGGTCTGTTGGGTATAGGCTCCGCAGGGTCTGTGGCCAGGGGAGTAGGCCTAGCAGGATCTTTGGTAGGTGGCGCAATAGGCGCCGCCGCCACGCCAGCATTAATAGGCATTGGTATCTCCAGTGCTTTAAATGCCGCTATATTTCAACCATACGTAGACACTAGACGAATATCACAGGCGATACAAACTAACCTGTCCAATAGGATTATAACAGGCAGCAACGCAGCTCCTAATAATATGCTGGGTATGTCTGCTACTGCAGCCACATCTATTGCATCAGGTATCTCAAACTCAGCATGGGAAGACTTCGGCTTCTCCAATGCTCAGTACTCTTCTTTAGTAGATTATGGTATGCAGGCAGGCCTGTACTCAGACCTAGGATCTGGCTCTATGAGCACCAGAAACATGGTAGAGCGCACTAAAAAGCTAGCCTTGGATGTCAAGAAGGTTATGGAAGTCTTTGGTGAAAAGGATATGAGGGAGGCGGTTGGTCTGTTATCTCAATTTGCCAAACAAGGCGGAATAACCGGCAGCTATGAGACAACCTCTGCTCTAGGATCCTTGAGACTAGGCACCTTGATGACAGGCAAGTCTGCTAGGGAGATATACGATGTAGTAGGTGCGGCAGGCTCTATGGCTGCCCAATCCGGCGGTATGTCAGGGATAGCAGGGGTGATGACCGCCACTAGCACTTATGCTGGTATGGCCAATGCACAGCGTATGGGGCTAGTATCGGGACGCATGCTAAGCCTATTAGGCGGCTTGGAAGGTGCTACTGGGTTAGCTACTAATGCCAAGGTAGCGCTGGGTATGAGTGATTATAACAGAATAGCCCTATACTCTCAGTTCTACGGAGGAGGAACTTCAAGTAACATCATGGATAATATATCTAGGTTCTCCAATCTGATAGGAAAGGATCCTTTGACAGCATATGGTAATATGGCACTTCATGGTCAGGAGATGAGAGATGCGCAGCTGCGTGCCAATCCCTTATCTGCATACCTACCTATGATGCAGATGTTACAAACCATGTACCCAGGTAAGTCTTCGTTTACAGAAGGTCAACTAGCCGGTGTAATGAAAGGCCTGGGAATGGATGATGCCAGCATCAAAGCTGCATTATTAGAGATCGCCAATGCCAAGAGAGGGTACGGCAGGGACGTACTTACAAAGAGTCAAGCAGATGCATATAGACAACATCTAGAAGGTGGAGGATGGTCATACTTCGGTGCATTGGGAAGAGAGGCTAGATATGCTACGTATAGTGCAGGACAGGCACTGGGACATATCGGTGAGTTCCCCAAAGAGGTGATGAGTCGCGCTGAGGATTGGGTATCTGCATCTATAGATAGATTACGTTTCGGTGCCTTAAACACCGGATCTACGTTCTTAGATGCATACGGCGGAGATGGTAAGGCTTATGACATCTACGATATAGATTCTATGAGAGGGCTGAATGCGAATATTGCACGTCGAATTAATGAAGCCGCATCTGGATCCGCTGGTGCTGATGCAAGGGACGCGGCTAGGAGATTCCTAGCTAACGGAGGCACAGGAGCAGACGTAACCAGAATATATAAAATGTTAGGGGAAGACATAAGCAGCACTGCGGCGTATGATTTTGCCAATGGTAGTACGGGTATTCGTAAGGAGACGCATATACCAAATAGTAGACGTGTTCGAGATGATGATGCTCAGATGTCCCAGTTATCCCTACTATCCGGAGAAAACAGAGCAGGACTTGGCGCGTATAGGCCTGGCAGTAGGGGTAGGGGTAGAAAGGGCCAGTTTGTCCGCGACCCAGATAATAGAACCTCTAGACTAAAAAGCTCATCTCCGGAGGCACGCAATGCCTACTACGCAATGATAGCCGCAGTAGTGCAGGGTAAATCTCCTGCAGAAATAGCCCAGTTACTTAATGACCAGCCTGATGCTGTGCGTGCGGAGGCCCTTAAGCTGCTAGATCCAGCTATCATGCATGGTATGGATTTTAAAGGCGGCTCTGAGTGGCTTACAGGATTACAGGGTGGAAAGATATCGGCTTCGGAGTTGCAGAGTAGGCTATCTAGAGTATATGGCGTCAGGGAAATAGACGAGTTGATAAAGAATCCAGATATGATTCAGGATCTATCTACGAGGCTTGCCACAGATAAGGATGGTAGGTTAAAAATAGCATCTTCTGAAGAGCAAGATTCCCTCATGAGATCGTTCGGAGTAAATATATCTGGTAACTTCTCTAGAGGAGCCATGCTTCAGGCTAAGTATATAGAGCAGCTATCCGGAGTAAAAAGTGCAGAGGCTCAAGGCAAGCCTTTTGAGAAGCTGATGACGGATAAAGTGACCTCTATGGATGGATCTGGGGATACATCTTCTAAGACGATGGCCTCAGCCGCTAATATGTTTAGCCAGGCCGTTGCGGTATTTGCTGGCGTCGCTACTAACAAGGCACCTAATGATGTCTTGACTCAGATGAATAGTCTTCGTACAAACAATAAGACTTTACCAGAAGGAGGGGAGCCCCAATGATAGTATCTAGTAGAACTAAATCCATAACGCGCTTAGAGCTGTACAAGACACAAGTTCAAGCGGTGTATGACCGCATGCGTGCTGAAAACCTAGGCATACAATATATACCTGCCACCCTAGGTGGTATTGGTGGGCAGAGATTATTGCTTCAAGAGAAGACTGTGCTAGATATTACGGAGATTAAGAGATGAGTATGTGGAATACTAAAAATGAGGCTGCACTATCAAGAGGTGTTGATGATCGCGTACCTGGCGTTAAGGCTAGGTATTACTTCCCTACGGCACCTGTAGGTAATAGCAATCCATCTCACTCTGGCAGAGGCAATATAGCTACCATACGCCTATTGAACGCTTCGCCTACTAGTACAGGTAACGCCGTTCAGGATAGGATATTAAAAGAACTAGCTGCCACTGGTAGTGAGGGGAAGAATCCAGGCAACGGCGTAACTTCATTCCTATTACAAAGTGTCTCCTATCAGGACTCAGAGAAGAGCATGGTTATGCAAACCTTCGGCGATGACTCTGCGGTATATTTCTTGGGGCGTTCTCCTAGGATGATGAGTTTTAATGGCATCCTTCTAGATGACGCAGTTAACAATTGGTTCTATAAGTTCATGGTGGCTTATGATAAGTTCTTGCGAGGTACGATGATAGCCAGGAAATTCCGTTCTATCTCTGTAACCATGCACAACTGCATAGTTGCAGGGACTATAATGGATATGAGCTATTCTCAAGAAGCATCTACGGATAATACTATAAGTTTTAGTTTTTCTATGCTTGTAAAACAGTACGTCCCTATAAGTGCTTACAGGGGTGGTAGCGTCTACTCAGATAGAGTAAAGGCTGCCAGCGGCACAAATATGGATCAGAAGTTATCCGCATTACTGGCGAAAGACGTAGCAACATTAACACCGAAAGATATACAGAGAATATCTAGCAGGGCCAACCTCACTTTAGTAAGAAATGATGGGTATCAGGATGTCCTAGATGCCTTTAATCTGAGCACTACTTTGAATGCAGCTAGAGGCCCATCTAATGTAGACCTTATAGGGCAGTTGATAGTGGGTAATAATGAGTTCGGCACATTCATACTTCCTTATGTCTCTAGAAGAGCTATCGCTATAGGGGCACTAGGTGATCCTGTTATAATAAGCAATACCTCTATGTCAGCTCCCGGTACATACGATAAGATAAAGCAAAGCTATAAAAATATAAACTCTGAAGTAGAGGAGTTCCTATATGGCATGGAGAGAGGTATTCGTAGTATAGATTCATGGTTTACAAGTACGACCTCAGCGGTGTCTGGTGGTATAAAAACCTTCTTGGATCCAGTAACCAAAGTGGTGAAGGCCGGAAGTAGAGCGCTGACATCTATAAAAACCTTGGTATCTAGTGTACAGACTTCCGTGGACAAGATATTTGAACCATTGGTGCAGTTACGTCAAGACTATAATGAGATGAGACGAAACCTAGACAATACTGTAGGATTAGTAGTGAATCTACCAGACACCGTTTCATCTAAAATATCAAACAATATACGGTTGGTCAGATACGGAGGTATGGCTTCGCTAGGAAGCATATCTGGTGGTGTTACTAGCGCAGAGGCAGCTGCTGTACTAGCTAGACTACAGCCAAATAGCGTAGAAGCTATGGGTATCATATCTATTCAAAGAGCTGTCAATACCGAAAGTAGAGTACTAGCATTATGAAGTCATTTGCAATCTTCCTCTTATTAGAAAATCCTTTGTATTCAATGTCTATTGCTCCTCCTTCAATTAGAGCTTTGGCAGATAGGCTCTTCAGACCTGTCACTAAGATAGTAGAGGATGATTGCAATACGACTATCGGGTTAGAGAAAGGAATACGATCTATCATGGCAAATTCCTGGTCCCCTACAGAGAATCCCGCGGTTACGAAATACGAGTATGAGCATTTAATAGACTTAGACGGTAATCCATTTAGCAACGCTCAGTTACTGCAATACATAGGTGATGGGAAGGATGTTGTACGAGTTAGACATATAGGGCATTGCGCCTCCAAGGGAGGTGTATGTAAGAAGTGTTTCTATGCACACCTATTGGCATCTACTTCTGATTTTATAAGCCCAACTACCAATGATATTATCACCCCCTATTATGACACTCCTCCCGCTCAGGCGGAGATATCTATACCTAATATAGGGAGTGTTACTAGGATATTTGCTAGTAGGGGCGAAGTAAAACCATTCAATGCTCCTTCTCAGAAGGCATTATTTGCATATACGTGCGAGTCGTTTATAGGATCTATTATCGGCGCAAAGGCATACGATTCTTTCCCTCTACCCTTAAAGCCCTCCATATTATCTATGGGTATAAATAGAAATGTATTAGATAGAGCATTAGTAGAGACATCCCCGTCGTTGGCGGAAACACACCAAAGGTTTATCAGCGATATAGAAGACCCTTTGTATAAAGCATTGGCTGTTGTTATACTATACTTATTATCAGGGACTGACCCTACGGCGCAAATACCAGAGATTCCACCAAAGGCATCTCCTACGTACCTATTAAACGATGATTGATTATGGCGACAACATTAAGACCTAAACCAGTAAAGGTGGCATCCCCCAGTTTGTCACCAGAGACATCTGACTATAGTGCCAGACCTAAGCTTGGTGCTATTCACATGGACTTCAAGCTGTACATAGAAGGTGTAGAAGTACCTTTTGAAAGTATAACCATATCCAGTACTTACGGGGCACTCCCTGTAGCAAGCGTCACTGTACCATACCTCCCGTTTCTGCAGGAAATGGCTAGAAACTATCCTGCTAAGGTGCATATATTTTTCAAAGATGTAATCTCAGATAGGACTCTAGGATCTACGGTCAGAAACCGGGATAAGCACATTTTTCGTTTATTATTTTCTGGCGTAATAAAAGGTGCCTACTACCAGAAGAGCAAGGGGGTAGGGGGCGCATCAACTAATATATCATTCCAGTGCGTACATAAAAATTACGTCGCGTCTGAAATATTAATTGGCTTTGCTAGTTTTAATCTCAGTGATATAAGCAATGCAAACTTTGATGCATCTAATACTGCCACGTCCAAGACAGCATTGTGGAACCCTACTATAGCTGCTCAGCAGGCGATGCAGGGAGTGGATATTTCTGGCACCAAGGTCTTTAATCCATCCCTGATACAGCAAGCAGATGAGTCCGATACTGTAGGCATACCAGGGCAGCTAATCCCTTACGCTAAACAGTTCGCAGGCATACCAGGAGTCATACTCAGGCTATGGAATATTCTATGTAAGGACTCTTTCCAATTCGCATATGTAATGGATCATATGAAGAAGATCTACATACCGCTAATGTACAATATCAAGTATTTTGAAGGTATGGCGGGCCACCCTATCGTAGAGAACCATTTACAGAAAAATAAGTTACCGGCAACAAAAGCACTTACAGGCACCGATACTGTAGGTAGCTCCTATTTAAACCCTATCGGCGGCTATGAGACAGGCGTCGATGTTACTTCTCTCGGAGCAGCTAGTATAGACGCGACATTAACGGCGGTTGCCATGGGTTTGAACCAATTCAATGGTAATACGCCGCTCCCAGAGATGATCGGTGGATTAGCAGGCACCTTGCTATATGACGTCGTAACTTTAAACTCTCCTGTCATGAGAGTGAGTGTCAAAGAGGATGTTGCAGAGGTGGAGGGTGCTTCCGTAGGATTTTTATCTCAGCAAGAAGATCCCGTAGCTCCTATAGAGACTATAGTACATCCGAATATGAACTTATACTTCGCTCCTGCATGTAACGTGATATATCCAAATATGTACCGGCATATATCGGTAAATGATCTATATGACGATGCACCTACGCGTATTACATCTAGAAGCCCAGCCATAGGCGGCGACAGCAACGAGATAACTACATCATTTAGATACAGATCACCATACAATGTCCGGGAGGCTAGTTATAAGAGATCTGTATATGGAGCATCCTCGCCTGGGGCAGATATAATAAACTCTGTTCAAATATACGAAGAGACTCCGGCATCACATGAGATGGGTAGAGGTATACGTCCCCAAATAGGCACCTTACCGGCATGGACCCAGTACATATCTGCAAAGGTGGAAAGAGAACCCTCCGCTAATGAAGATAAGACCACTGATTGGCGTAAAATGCTGATGGATTACAACGACTACCTATACTCAGTAGCTTTGTCTAGCTACAGAACAGGCCAAGTATCTTGCGTATTCAATCCGTATATCATAGTTGGATATCCTATGGATATAGTGGATCCTAGTCCGCTACGCCCTAGCCATCATGCTTTCTGCACATCAGTAGTCCACTCCATATCCTCTTCCGGGGTTACTACAGAGATAGGATTTAGCAATGCCATAACTTTTGAAGAATTATACGTATATGATACCCCTACTACGCTACCATGGATTGCAGACCTATTAGGAATCAGACGTACTGGTAACAAAGATTCTTTCACTAGTATCGTTAACGTAGATGACGCAGCCAGATCTGCTGCTAACACATATTATGAGGAAGTGCTGGGAGTAGGAGCAGCTTTTGTAGACGAGTTGTCTGAGTATAAGTACTCAGATGGAGTACCTCCTCGAGGAGCCAAGAGTATCAACAAAGTCATGTCCACTATAGAAGATGCCATAGCTGCCACTAGACGAAGTGTGCAGACGATGGCCTCTGTAGAAGCTCTATTCGATTTCAAATTTATAAATACGATAGGGACTAGTGCTAATCAGCAAGGCTTACGCGAGTTCATATTCAGTAGCAAAAATCCACAATACCAATTTAACACAGATAAGGTTCGTCCGGGACACAACATGTTCCTAGACTATTCCGGATATGTGGTTAAGCCGGAATCCTCTAGACCGTACTCTGATAAGCAAATGTTTGATTTAACTGGCTCTACTTCTACAGCAGCAGTTGACAATAAAGTAGATACACAGGTCAATAGTAAGACTGACTGGGACGTGAGGGATGACTGGGTCAATCCATTATTGCAATTGAAATCTAAGCACCCAGATCACTATAACATGATAATGAGATTAGAATCAGAGCTATTGACCAATCCTTATTACAAGGCAGGTGCTTGGATAAAGATATTGCATCTTGAGAGTGGATTTAATCCCGACGCGCACAACCCAGTTGGCGGTGGAGCATATGGATATGGTCAGATACAAAATCAATGGAATGGTAGGTTCTTCGGTAAGAAGGTAAAGGATTATACCCCTATAGAAAACCTGAAAGTATCACAGACGCTATTTAAATCTGTCTTGGGAACATTTAAAAATGTCAATGATGCGGTAGTATCCTATAACCAAGGATCACCTCAGGTGCTAGCCGCTCGTAGAGCTAATGGTGGAGTGGCGCTATATAGCCTGTGTAAACTAGATATGGGTGGTGCGGTGTATTTCAATAAGATATTTACACCTCCAAAAGGAGGTCAGTAATGGCTGCAAATAAATTAGGAACTAATTTTAGCGTAGTATACCCAGATAGGTTCAGGGATAGTATTTCTAAGACCAGTTCTGCAGAAGAAGTATTTGTAGGGTATAAGTTCTGTGGCAATCTGCAGAAATTTTTGCTGGATTATGCCTCTAAACTAGATTCCCAAATACCGTTGTCAGACGAGGTAAATAGCAATGACAAATGAATTTAAGAGTAAAGACCTAGAGTTATTCGAGGCATGGAAGGCTAACCCTACGAAAACCAACATGGGTAATCTAATGGCTCAACTACATCCCCTGTTACAGAGAGAAGTTTCTTCTTTAGCCGGATCCGTACCAGTAGACGCACTTATGGCGGAGGCCAAGAAGCATGCCATACATGCTATCAGGACATATGATCCGTCTAAGGGTACCCAGCTATCTACCCATGTATATACGTGGTTACAGAAAGTTAAGCGTATGAACTATACCACTCAGAACGCGGCTAGATTAGCAGAGAATCAACAGCTTAAGTTCCGTGACTATAATATGGCTAGACAGGATCTATCTACTCAGCTTAATAGAGATCCGACGGATGAAGAAATGGCAAGGCATCTTGGATGGACAGCTAAGCAGGTTAAGAAGTTTGCTGGGGAATTATATAACGATCTGTATGAATCAGGATCTGAATATAATCCGGAGTTCACAAAATTCGATTCTAATCATATTGCTTGGGAATATGTTAAGAGTCACCTGACAGCTGAGGAGACTAGGCTATTCGATACTATCATGCTGGCAGAGCACGGACCTAAGAAGATGTCGGCAACGGAGATCGCAGCATCTCTAAATGTAAACCTTAATAGATACAACTACTTACGAGGTAATTTGGTTAAGAAGATTGCATCGCTGCAATCGGAGATTGGAGAGTTCTGATGACTACCCCCTCAGGTAGAGTATCAGCTAACACAGAGGTGCTACTACAGCACCTCTATTCTTTAGCCGATTCTCTTAGCAACCCTAACTTGGCTATGCCTTTTTTTAATATAGATCAGTTAAGCAACGAGGAGCTTATTCGAAAAGCTAAACTAGAAGCTAGTACATACTCTACTATATCTGAAATGGAAACTCAGAAGCAGATACACTTAGTAACTGCAGAGATAAGGGCGTATAATATGTCCAGAGTAGATAAGCAAGGTATGCTATCTTTCGCATCCGACCAGGTGGATAAGGAGATAGTAGGTTTTGAGCTGGAGCAGCTATTAAGCGAGCGGGCCATAGATCAACGTACGCTGGCACAGAGAGGTAGATCATAGTGACTGGTTTCGTAGAAAACACCAGAGTAGTGAAGGATATAAACCTAGCTGAGGGCGGCCTATATGATATCTTATATTTAGACTTAGTTGATGGATTCCCCAACTCTAAATTGATTTTTTCTTTAGCATCTACCGCCGAGAGTGTATCGGCGGAGGGCGTATCTCGAAGAGTGACGGGGTTACAGAAACTTGTGCAGCAATTTCTAAGGGTATTATTTACTTCAAGAGGGACTGATGTAGTAAGACCTTCTGTCGGTACCTCCATGCCAGATATACTTAGATATAGCAATATAGGGAATCGCGCAGAACTTGAGAATATGATACGATCAGAGATAGCCTCTGCCTCTACACAGGTTGCAGATATAACATCTACCCTTAGTAGTGAATATGAGGTATTACAAGAAGCGTCTCTGATAGACTTGGAGATAGGACAAGTAAGTATATCTTTAGGTATATCTATACTTAGTGCAGCAGGAGATGAGGCATCTCTATTCGCACCGTTTCCGAGATTTGATTTACCAATTAATGTGTAGGAGTTACAAGTGGCCTATAGTTTATATACTACGTTTGAAAATACTGTAGTTACCAGAGATGATCAGTTAGAGGCCGAACAGCTTGCTGTCAAAGTGCTAGAGGCCGCGTATCCTACACTAGATCTCAGAAGTGGATCAGGGCTATATGACATAGTAGTGCGTCCCACAGCCACCTTACTAGCAATGATCGGTAAGAGCTCAGAACAATTTATTACGGATAATAGAATTGATGGGATCACCGATGAGACGTCTACTGATGTTGTAGATTCTTTATTATCCAATTTCTTTATAGAAAGAAACTCTGGCCAAAAAGCGCAAGTACTGGTAAGGGTTAAGTTTGCCACTACTCTCCCTACGGATAGTGTCACTGTAAGTAGCTCTACTTATTTTTCTTCTGATAATGTCAATAAGTACATACCGATAACTACTTATTATTTAACTAAAAATCAAGAGCTTATATTGTACACTAGCATCTCAGAATCATACTGGTATGCAGATATCCTATGTGAATCAGAGGCCGAAGGTACTCAGTATAATATCCCTGGCGGCACAGAGTTTACTTTCTTCTCAATCCCAGATCCTTATTTTATCGGTGCAGTATGCTTGAGCGTCGTCCAGCAATCTATAAACACAGAAACTAATACCGAGTTTGTAGCGCGTGCTCCTGAAGCCATATCTACTAGAAACCTGATCAATAACGTATCTATACCTGCTAGATTGAACCAAGAGTTTAATTACATTAAAGACATATCCGTGAGTGGTTATGGTGATTATGAGCAGTACCGGGATTATAAAGAAATACCATCCGCCATACCGGGTAGAGTAATACCATTCCATATAGGCGGACACGTCGATGTTTATGTAAATACGCCTATAGTAAAAAGAAACGTTCAAGTAACTACTGATTCCGCTGGACGAGTCATTATAACAGGCGTAGACCCGATCATACGCATATCCCCAGCTACAGCCGCCGCATCTTCCACCCTAACCGGGGCGCCTTTGCAGACAACTAACTTGGTGACAGCAGGTGCTGTGGCAGGCTTCGTGTATGAGGATTTGAATTATACACAGCCAGGATTCTTTTACGAAAAAGAGTATGGCTACTCAAGCAAGCAAAACATCATCATATATCGTACAGGTACACCCTTACCAGCAGATTCTAGTTTCGATATAGAGGTATTGCAGTATGAAAATATATCCTCTATACAGAGCTACCTAGACGATTCTAATAACAGGGTAGTCAGTGGAGATTATGTGGCTAGGGGATACAACGTAGTAGACTTACAGATATCTATCTACGCGCAGGGTTCTGTCTCCTTATCACAAGATACTATTAACAGCATAATAGACACTGCCAGTGAGTATTGTGACAGCAAAGCTGGGGGTACTTTTACCGTGGCAGAATTGCTGACAGAAATAACACCTATGTTATCTGAGTATGTGGTAAGCTCTAACGTATATGTGAACTACGTACTCTATAACGGAATAGCTACTACATTTCCCCCAACAGGTGTGGCTAACTATAACGGCGTTATAGATCAGAATACTGTAATGGCTACACCTGGGCATGACGAAGCCTCTGCTCGCAAGGTAGGTAATAAGTACATATTCAGAGTAAACTCTTTAGAGGTTATAGGTATATAATATGCAATTAGATCAAGGGTTTAACTACGCGTATCTATACGGTCTCTCTGATTTCTGGGTAACACTATTTCAAGATCCGGAGGTAAATCAAAGACTGTTAGAGACAACTACTATATCTGCATCGGAAATATACAGTAGATTTCTGCAGCTGACATCTACAATATCCCTTGCGGATATATCTCAGGCCGTAGGTCACGATATACGACTGATAACTATTGATGTAGAGGAGCTCAGCGGTGGCGAGCAAGAGTTTACCCTACCCGAGAACTTTGTCGGGGCTGCTACTTTATCCGACAGACCATTCCTTCCTATCTCCATTCTAGAAGAGAATGTGGATTATAGATTCGAGAGTGGGAAGATTTTATTCTCTAAACCACTGTTAGACTACTCATTTCCATATTCCGTTACGGAGGAAGGTAAGTGGAGATTTGCCTTCTGGGCCGGTGATTGTGTTGTTGACGAAGAATTGATAGCCAAAGTATATGCTCCTCTGGTACGGGTAGATCCTCAAGCCAGCACAGATAGGTATCGAGATTTCATAAGAGGGTTGTTTTTCTTATACACTAATGGGCCGAACATTTCTTTCATGAATAGAGGCCTTAGTCTCGCATTAGGCATACCCCTGGCTAGGACCTCAGAGACGGTACTCTTAATAACGCAAGATGCTCAGACAGGTCAATGGATTGTAGTAACCGACTATAATGCATACACCCTACCTTATAGTATTCAGCCTACAGTATCCGTTGGTCAGGTATTGTCTTTGGGTGACGGATTAGCCAATGTCATAGAGATGAAAGACCACCTAATGGAGGATAATTGGTGGTTGAATTTGTATATACCCAAAACCATCATACCAGGTGGTGCCACTGCAGTTCCCGGTAGTGAGATTGATCTGTTAATGAAGAGATTTCTTAAAACGCATACATTCCTCGTTAAGGTTAACTGGACTCCTGGGTATGATATAAATGGGTTCGAGACGTTGCTCGATATGGTGCGTCAATCTAAGCCTGCATATACACTAGGAGTATTCGCTTGGGCAGTACCTATCGGCGAAGAAGAGGTCGATGTAGATGATGAAGGTGAAGGAGATTTCTATGCAATACCTACAGTTTATGATTCGGAAGATATTGGCCCTCGTGGCTATATCTACCGAGCTGATACGGCACCTGACCGTAGATCGGAAGCCTGGTTTATAAGATGTAACCGGGATCCAGACTCGATGATATTCCGGACAGAAGTGGATACAGTAGATCCCACTATACCAGTAGATGCCAGCGTATATGTGTATGGTTCAGGTGCCACTGAAGATGTACCTACATCAGATATGATACCTCTATACAATCTGCCCGAGGAAGAGGTGATATCCAAGTTAGATCATCTAGGCATATCGATGACATCTCCTCTGCCAAACATGATAGGGGTCCAAGGCGCTCTTAGCTCCAACGCCACTATAATGACGCGTGATGAGGTATCCGTCCCCGCTGTAAATACTCTGGCATATAGTGACGTAGGTAGCACATACCAAGATAATATGTTTAACATAGAAGTCGATGGGTATGAGCCCGAGGTATATAGGACCTACTATCCGAATACCGGATCCCCTGTCAAAGTATTATTTATACGAATGGCAGATGGTTTGGATGTGTACTCAGCATATATAATTAAACCATCGAATTTCGTAGATATAGACATACCTACTATGGAAGACCTAAGTATTCAAATGGTCTAGAAAACTTAATATTGAACAATATTCATAGCCTGTTAAAATAGAATACAGCATCATTGAACTTAGCAAGGTACAGTCTAGATGAAAAACGTAGCTAAATTAGACATAGAAGGTGAGTTACAGATTTATGCCACGTCGATCAAGACAGGCAAACCTCTACTCGTGTTTAAAGAAATCAATAAAATAATGGACGAAGCCAAAGCCTACTTATTGAGAGCATTATATGATCCAGCTTTCGTAGTAGAGCCTATATCGACCTTCAAAGTTGGTAATGGCGGTACATTGACTCCCAGCGGTGTAGATGTCAAACCAGTACCAGGGGATAGAGTAGATCTGTTCACTCCGTATAATACTGGGTATACAAATACTGTTCCTGCACCATCCATTAGTATAGATGGTAAAACGGTTACCTTTAATTTCAGCGTACCAGATACGGATTTGAATGGTCAGTATATTAACGAAGTTGGAATGTTTAGATCTGGAGGTACGTTGTATAATATGAAAACGTTCCCCTCCATATTGAAGACTAGCGGCTTCTCTTTGACTTTTGTATGGACGATCAGGCATAAATGAGTAGACTGCAGTTTGTAAAAACACTAACCGATGACAAGTTCGAGGTGGCAGCTGTCTTAGTTGAGACAACTATACCCCCTAAAATATTCTATTATAAAAATGACGGTACCTCTCTCGGCCCATTTCAAGGGATAGTAGACGTAGAGCAGTTAACTAGATTCCCGGAATGGAATGGTGGCCCTATGGCAAAATTTGGAGTACCTTTTGTACGCCATAATGTAGGTATTAGAATTTTCGATACGGAAGCGGAAGCCGATCAATGGATCTCTGTCATTAAGATTGATGTAGAGAATCTACATAAAGAGATTCAGAATACTGAACCAGAAGTGATTACGTTTGATATTAATTGAGGTGATATATGGTGATTAGATTTATTAGTGTCGCTATTGCAGTGGCCATGTTATTATTAGTGGCGTCAGTAGCTCCAGATCAATTAGGAGTAACTATTGCAAAATTATCTTTGGTAACATTAGGTGCTATTGCAGGCTTCTATATTGACTCTGCGTTATTTCCTTATGCAAACCCGGATGAGTTTAAGAAATTAGCAGATGGTGAGCCGGATGAGGATATCCGAGTAGCTTATATGGATAGTCAGGATACTGCTGCAATTCGTAGAGCAGTAATCGTAGCAGCCGCTATTATCGGCGTATGTTTGGGGTTGTAATATGAGACTATTTATACTTGCCGTCTTTTTATTAGTATCTACTATATGCTATTCGGCACCTACTGTCGTGCCTAAGAGGGCGGCTTTGTATAAATCAGATCTGATAAGAGAGGCTAGGGCCGTTAATATTAATGCACCTATAGCTTTGTTCGCAGCGCAGATACATCAGGAATCTGGTTGGAAACCTGAAGCCAAGTCAGCGTATGCGGCTGGCTTGACACAGTTTACTCCGGATACGGCGAAGTGGATTTCTCAAGTATTCCCAGAGTTAGGTATACCCAATGTGTACAATCCCGTATGGGCAATACGCGCATTAGTGAGATATGATTATCGGCTATATAGTTCCAATCGTAAAATAGCCAAGGATGACTGCAATGGATGGGCTTATGCACTTACTGGATATAATGGCGGTGATGGGTGGAATTCGAAGGATAGAGGCTTAGCTAGAAAAAAAGGGATGGATCCATCCGTGTATTGGGGAGTGGTTGAGTTAGTAAACTCTGGTAGAAGAGAGGATTTCTTCCACGAGAACAGGGGTTATCCTAAAGCGATAATCATAAAACATCAACCCCCATATAGGACATATCTAGGTATGTATGCAGGTCCAAAAATATGCAATTTCTAATTAGCCTACTAGGCAAGACCCCTTGGGGTAGTGTAGGTAAGGGGTCTATACTTCTGACGGTCCTATCTAGCTTGTTATTTCTATATAACTCATATACAGATATGCAAGATGAGATACAAACACTCAAGACCACTAATTCCTTGCTTCAATCTAAGGTAACATCTCTTGAATATGGGTTAGAATTGCAGATTCGTAATCAACAAAAGGCTGACTCTATGTACTTAGAGTTAAAATCTGTGTATGCTATGCTTGATAAAAAGTTGGCGTCCAATAAAGCCACTTTGGATAAGCTTAAATCAGAGAAAGGTACACAGAATGAGAAGCTCCTTAATACTCCCCTTACTACTGATATCATCGATATCGCTAACGGGGTGCGTAAGCCCTAGACAGACCTCTACGACTGCTTGTACTGTCATTAAAGTTAAACCACCTGCATACCTTTACAGTGATTGTGGGGCTACTCCTATTCCTAGCTTACCACCTTCAAGTACCGTCTCTGACTTAATTGAACAATCCCTATTTAGACAGCGCGAGCTTGATAAGTGTGTAGAGCTGTCGGTAAAACTTAAATCTTGGAGTGACAGCAATTGAATCGTTACTTAGAAAAAATAGCTCAGACGTACGATAGAGACTATTACGGTGGTATGGTGGCTGCCGGAGCAGTAGGCGCGGCCACAGCCGGAGCATATCCAGCAAATGAGTACCTGCGTACTGTGGACAAGATACCTGAACACAAGATGCACGTGAATGCATGGCAGCAAGCTAGCGATAGGGCAAAAGAGATGATATCTAGCCTTCGCAAGAAAGCGGGACCACCAGTTTACGATAGCGACTCTCCTAGATACTTAGATAGGGAAAAGACGTTACGCCTCATGGATCAGTGGTCTGACGAGAAGTATATGGCAGATATGCACCTATCAGATCATAAGAGGAAGCTAGAAGATGTGATATCTAAAGCTCTGAATTATAAAAGGTTAGCTGTAGGTATGGGGGTAGCAGGCGGATTAGCCGGGGCTGGCCTGTATCACTATAAGGGTCCACATACGCAAGGTAATAAACATGAATAACCGTTACTTAGAAAAAATAGCTAGGTCTGAAGTCAAAGAACATCAGAGCCGAGTAATAGATAAACTCGAGAATAACAGTGTAGTAGCAGCTCACTCCATGGGCTCTGGCAAGACCTTAACAGCTCTATTAGCTGCAGAGAAGGCCCAGAAGAAATATCCTAACGAACATGTTACTGCTATAGTACCGGCATCGTTAGTTTCTAATATGAAAGACCAAGCTGTGCAGCACGGCGTAGATCTAGACATGGATAGGTTTGAGGTGACTACATATGACAAAGCATCTAATGATGTAAATCGCCTGAGACAAAAGAACCATTCCCTCATTATCGTAGATGAGGCACATAAACTCAGAAACAAAGATACAAAGCGATCTTCAGAGATAGAGAAGGTACTAAAATCTTCGCGCAAATCTTTACTGTTGTCAGGTACGCCTTCCTACAATAAACCAGAGGATATTGCCGTATTGGTTAATAAGGCTGCTGGCACTAAGATATTACCAGATACTGCCAAGGATTTCGAAGACAGATTTATCGGTAGGCGCAAGGTAGAGCCCGGATTATTCGCCAAGCATGTATTGGGTGTAGAGCCTGGTGAGGTGACCTATCTCAAGAATCAAGGTGAACTAAGAGAGGTCTTAAACAAGTATATCGACGCATATGATGCTCAAGAGCATAACGCAGGTGACTTCCCTACAGCACATCATAGAATCATCAAGGTTAATATGTCTCCGGAACAGAAGCGTATGTATAAGTTCCTAGAAGATGATATGCCTGCCCCTATTAAGTGGAAGATACGCTTAGGTCTACCTTTAAGTAAAAAAGAGTCATCTAACCTCAATGCGTTCTCCACAGGAGTTAGGCAGGTATCTAACAGCACCAAACCTTATTCCCAAAACCCAGACAGAGAGCCTCTAAGCCCCAAGCAATTAAAGATGGCCGATAGCATTGAAGAGAAGATGCTCTCCGATAAAAATTATCGCGGAATATCCTACTCTAACTACATAGAATCAGGATTAAAACCCTTATCTGAAGAACTGCACCGTAGAGGCATTAGTCATGCTATATACGACGGATCACTATCTCAGCGAGAAAAGGATTCTGTCGTAGATAAGTATAATAAAGGTGAGATAAAACAGTTACTTATCTCATCGAGCGGTGCAGAAGGCCTCAATACCAAGGGTACTAAATTGGTTCAGGTCATGGAGCCTCACTTTAATAAATCTAAGATAGACCAAGTGGTGGCACGTGCAGTGAGATACAAATCGCACGAGCATTTGCCCGAAGAAGAGCGTCATGTAGATGTAGAACACTATCACTCTATTATGGAGCCCGGAATTATAGATAAGGTTATAGGTCAGAAGACAAAGACCATAGATGAGTATTTACATGAGGCATCTGAGACTAAGGATAAATTACGATCAGACATTATGGCATTGACAAAGGCGGCAGGTATTAAGATGAATAGATATTTAGAAAAGATAGCAGAGACAAGTGATTATGTAGTTCCAGTCTCAGTAGGAGCAGGATTAGGCGCAGGTGCGGGATACGGAGTCCATCAGGGTCTGATGAATAGGGCTGTAGCAGAACACGACGCCAGCGTAGCCGCACTAGACTCTGCAAAAGCTATATACAATGAACGAGTAGAGTTAATAAAGCAAATGAGGGCAAACCCACCCGATGTGAGATCGGTGATACCTTATATGAACCACCAAAGTAAGATACAATCTCTAGCAGAGGAAAATAAGGCACTACGAGCTACTAAGAAGTCGTTGGAGGAGGCTATTGAAGTAGCACGTACTCGTCTTGCCAGGGTTAAGGGCGGAGGTAAAGTAGCAATAGGAGCAGGCCTAGTTGGTGGAGCAGGCCTTGCCGGATTAGGTGCATATATGCACAAAGCTGCCAGCGAAGGATATGGAACAGCGTTACCGGTTGTATATGGCACTGCGGGAGACTTAAATGATAGAAATACCTAAGAGACTTCTCTTAGAAGCAGATCAGGATAAGGAAGTATCTGGGTATGTATACCCTGATCAGGACCGATACAGGGTCCCGATCACTTCTGAGGAAGGCAATATCGTAGGTTTTATGACACCTAGACAAGAGAATGGTAGGTGGAGAACTGGTGCAATCTATGTAGACCCAGAGCATAGAAATAAAGGGTATGCGAGTAGGGCTATTACAGATTTCTTTGCAGATAAGGCGGGTATGGCCTACATTGATGACGGTAACGAGGCATCAAAACAGGCGTTCCGTAAAGCTGGATTTGAAATTAATACGTCAGGGCCTACGGCTATGGGTTTGACACTATGGACTAAACAAGCGAGTCAAAGAATGAATAGATATCTAGAAAAGATAGCAGAAGCAAGTGATTATGCAGTACCTGTTACAGTAGGTGCGGGCTTAGGTGCGGGCTTAGGTCACCTAGCAAACAAAGGCTTAATCCACGCTAAGGGCATGGACTTTAATAAGGAATTACATAGGTTTGCTGATGTAGACAAGAAGCATTCCGATGTCATGAGTGAATACTTCCGCAGAAACCGTATGTCACCAGAAGCAGAAAAGAAGCTATTAGATAGAATGGATGCTTTAGCAACTAAGAGGGATGCAAGCAGAGAAGCGTTGAAGACTATAAATGATACGGCAGAGCATTTACGATTGAATCATAATAAATATCTAAAAGCAGCCGCAGCTGCAGGTGGCTTAGCAGGATTAGGTATTGCCATGAATAAGTCTGCTAGTGATGAGTATTCTACTGCGCTGCCTGTAATATATGGTGCTGCAGGTGCCGGTATCGGAGTAGGGGTAGGTAGATTACAGGGAAAATCCATCGATGCGGAGATAGCAAATGCATACCAATAAATATCTGGAGAAGATAGCTGAATATGATTGGAATAACGCCCCAAAAGATATGGGTATTGGGTATGGTATAGCAGGGGTTATCAGCCCAGCCATAGGTGCGTATATGGGTTTGCGGGATAATAATGAGAAGATACGACGACTAAAGGCTGATGCTGGATATAAATTAGGATTGCAGAGTCACTTGGACGAAGTTGATACCATACTATCTAGGAATAGAAAGGTATTGAAGATATTACCTGCTATTATGGCTTCTTCAGGTGCAATCGTTGGTGGGGTTGGTTACATGGCAGGTAAGAATATACGTGATCGACAATTAAGCAAGGATCTCAACAAACAAGCTGAGCACCCTTCAGATGACGTAGCGACTACTACTCTGATAAATAAAATAACTAACCCCATCTCTTGGGCAGCTAAGATAGATTTAGCAGGAAACACATCAACGAGAGTTGCTGCGTTAGCTTTAAATACTCTAGCTAGAGAGGCGAGCAAGAGTGACGAACACCACAATATCCCTGGCCCTATCCAGTACAGGGTTTAAATTCCCAACCCATGTAGGGGTGCTGCAGGCCATTAAGGAACACGATATAGACGTTGTAGAAATATCTGGATCGTCAGGAGGAGCTCTCATAGGAGGGCTCTTTTCTTGTGGCATGAGCATATCAGAATTAAAAGCATGGTCCGTAAATACTAATTGGGTAAAGTTCTTTAGAAGCGGACTACTCTCTGGCGGCTTAGTCAGCCTAGATAAATTTGAAGGCCACTTGCTAGAATTAACCTCTGGTAAAGTGCTGGGAGAAGTACCAAACCTACATATAACAGCGTGTGATATTAACAAACACTCCCTAGAGGTGTTGAACAGCGAATCCTATCCGGAGATGACCGTAGCTAAAGCTATAAGAGCATCTATATCCAAACC